TCAATTTCATTTACAAGTTCAACATCTTTATCAGTTAATGTTACTTTAGCATTAGGTAATTATTATGTTAGAATAGAAAATCCAGATGGTAATGCAGGTAGAAGTACAAGTAATATTATTACTGCATCTACAGCTCCATCATGGACTACTTCAGCAGGAACACTAGGAACTATTGCAGGTAATTTTTCTGGAACAGTTGCAACAGTTGCAGGTACTTCAGATAGTGCAGTTACATATTCTGAAACAACTTCAGTATTAACTAATGCATCTCAAGCTAACTGTGCATTAAATAGTTCAACAGGTGCTATTACAACAACAGATTTTGGTGGTAGTTCTACAACTGCTACTACTTACAATTTTACTTTAAGAATTACAGATGCAGAAGGTCAAACAGCAGATAGAGCTTTTAGTTTAACTTCTAGCTTCGGTGCAACAGGTGGAGGACAATTTAACTAATGG